CGATGAACTCCTCGTCCTCGGGGCCAACCGCCTAGGCAAGAGCCGCGATGCGGCCAAGATCGTCGTCGATAATCTCTGCTCCCGCAAACAGGTGTGGGCCGTCTTTGAGGCATCGGAAAAGGCGTCGATTAACAAACAGCAATCGCGCATCCACGACACCCTCCCGCCCGAGTGGCGCGACCTCGGCGCGGCCTCCTCCGAGACCTACGTGAAATACAAGCGGCAGAACGGATTCTCCGGCGCGCAATTCATTTTGCCCAATGGTTCGGTGTGCATGTTTTTCAACTACAAGCAGGACGTAAAGGATTTGGAAGGCTACGAGCTTGATGGCGTGTGGTTCGATGAGCTGGTGCCGATCGCGTTTTACGAGGCGATGGCCTTCCGCGTGGGGCGCAACCGCCGCCAGCGGATGCTCATCACCTTCACGCCGCTCGATGGGAATAAACCGGCGTTTACCCCCGTCGTCGCCAAGTTCTTTGCCGGCGCACGCATCACGGAGACGCGCCCCGTGGCCCCGCAGATGCACGGCACGCTCAAGCCCGATGTCGTCCACGTGCGCGATTGCCCGCCCGGCCACATGCCCTTCGAGATGCAATGCGCCAACCCCAAGGCGCGCGTCCTGTTTTACCATTGGGGCATGAATCCGATGGGGGCCAATAACGAGGTGCTCGACCGCCTCGGCGGCCGCCCGAAGGAGCAGTGGTTTGTGCGCGCCTATGGCTGGGTGGATAAGCCCCTCGGCTCGGCGCTGCCCAAGTTTGGCAATACCCACCTCATCACCCGCGCGCAGTTCGATGCGCTCGCCCACCGTGGCACCGCGCGCTACTGCGTGGCCGATCCCGCCGGGACAAAGAATTGGTTTATCAAGTGGTATGCCGTCACCCCCGCCGGGCACACCATCGTCTATCGCGAGTGGCCCGATGCGCAGCGCTACGGGCCGTGGGCCGTGCCGCCGGAGGGTGGCGATAAACACGACTGGCGCCCCGGCGAGGCCCAGCGCCTCGATAGCGGCCGCGGCATGGATGGCTACAAACGCCTCATCCTTGAGCTCGAAGGCTGGACGCACGATCCCAACACCGGCGCGTGGGACGGCTCCCGCTCCGAGCGCATCGAGCGCCGCCTGATCGATCCGCGCCTCGGCGGCGCGGGCATCCCCGGCCAGGAGGAAGGCACCAGCATCATCGACCTCATGGGCAACGAGAGCCTCGATGCCAAAGGCCGCATCGCGCTTCCCCGGATGTTTTGGGAAGAAGCCCCCGGCCGCCACATCCAACACGGGCTGCAACAACTGCAAACCGCGATGGAGTGGGACGAGAGCCTACCGATGGACGCCCTCAATAATTGCCCGAAATGGTATGTCGTGGACGATCTGATACAGACGCGCACGTGCTACACAAGCTACATCGGCCCACCGATGACGAGCGAGCGCGACGCCCTCAAGGACATCATCGACCCCGACCGCTATTTTATCGAAGCCGCCTACGGCTTCGTGGAGCCCGAGATGTTCCGCACCCGCGGAGTGTGCGCGTATTAAAATTTCTATGCCTAGAATAAAAACGACTGAAGAAAGACAAGCATCCGCCGCAAAGCGCGCGGAAGACCGTGAACTGAGAGCCGCACGCACCGCCCACAACTGGGCCGCAAATCGTAAAAAGGCGAACGCGATTAGCCGCGCCTATTACGTCGCCAACCGTAAAAGATTACTCGCGTACTGCGCAGCCTACGCCGCCGCCAACCGTGAAAAAATAGCAACCCGCCGCGCCGTGCGCTACGCCGCCAAAAAAGCCGCCGCCTCCGCTTAAATTTATGCCCACCGCCACCGCCCTCCCGCAGCAATACTACCTCCGCCGCAAGTGTGTGGCCGAAGCCGTGGGCGGCGTGCGCGCCCTCGCGCGCGCCGAGCGCCTCGGCGCGATCGTGCCCGTGCGTGGTCTGGCCGGGCTCAAGCAGGTCCGCTACGAGCGGCCGCGCATCCTTCGCTACCTCGATTGCCTGAATGGCCTCGTGGATCTCGCCACCGTCGTGCGCGAAAACGCCGCCGCCCAGCGCGCCGCACAGCCTACTTGACGCTACGCCGCGCCACCCTGAATAGACTCACCCATGAACGCTCTCGACACCACCCGCGACCCCGAAGACATCCGCGAACTCCGCACCGAGCTAGAGCAAATTATCGCCGATGGGCTGGAGGTCTGGCAACGCCAGGACGAGGCGCGCAACGTGCGCTTCAATATCTGGGAGGGCCAGTCGCCCGATGGCCGCAAACACGCCGCCGCGATGGGCGCCGACCCCTTGCCCTTCGAGGGCGCGAGCGATGCCCGTATCCCCGCCGTGGATTCAATCATCGGCGATAAGGTCGCCCTTGCCAAGCAGGCTATCTTCCGCGCTCAGGTGCAGGCTACCCCCGTGGAGCCCAACGATGCGCCCAAGGCAGCGAGCGTGACTGCGCTCCTGCGCTGGCTGCGCGATTGCGAGATGCGTGCCGAGCTGGAGACCGAGGTGGAGCTATCCGCCCAGCATTTCTTTGGCAATGATCCAGCCTTGGCCGTCGTCGAGGTCAACTGGCGGCAGGACATCACCCTCGTGCGCCGCCAGCTTTCGTTTGATGAGCTCGGCGTGCTCTACGTGACCGGCGAGAGCAATCCCGATAACATCGCCCCCGATGATCCCCGGCTGGAGCCCGCCATGCTCGCCGATTTTCAAGACCTCGCGCTCAATCCCCTGCGCGACCGTGAATTTACCGCCTGGCTTACGCGCGCCTATCCCGGCGTCACCCCGGCCGCCGTGAAGAGCGCCGTGCGCACCCTGCGCAAGGAGGGCTCGGCCGAGCTGCCCGTGCCCGTCGTGCGCCAGAACCGCCCCGGCGTGCAGACGCTCAACTACATGGAGGATATTTTCTTCCCCGTGGGCACCGCGGATCTCCAGCGCGCGCGCTCCATCCACCGCCGCGAGTGGATTTCCGAAGTCGAGCTGCGCGAGCGCGTCGTCACCCAGCGTTGGAGTCAGTCTTGGGTGGATACGCTCTTGGACAAAGGCCGCGGCCAGAGCATCGGCGATCAGACGGGCCGCCCCGTGCTCGATGATATCTCGCTCTCGCGCCCCGGTGGCGCGGTCAATGAAACCGATCACCTCTACGAAATCTGGTGGAGCTACGAACGCCGTGCCGATGAGCTCGGCGTGCCGGGCATTTACCTCTCGATCTGGAATATCTCTGCCACCGAAGAGTGCGCCAAGTGCGAGCTCCACGATGATCCCGGTGGTGGCTACCCGTTTTACTGCCGCCCCCGCGAGCGCCTCGGCCGCCAGCTCACCGATAGCCGCGGCCTCACGCGCCCCCTCGCCACGCACCAGCAGGAAATCAAGACCCAGCGCGATGCGCGCGCCAACTACACGCAGCTCGTGGCCTCGCCCCCGCGCAAGACCCTCATGCAGCGCGGAGCCTTCGAGCTTATCCTCGGGCCCAACGCGCAAATCCCCGTGCAGCGCATGGATGATTTTGAGCTCGTGCAGATGCCGCCCTTTATGAACGCCAGCGTGGAGATGGAAGCCACCACCCGCCGCGAGTTCGATGAATACGCCGGCCGCCAGACCTCCGAGCAGGAGCCCAACCGCATCGCCATGCTCCAGCAAGCCGGCGTCGATTCCTTTTTCGGCCTTTGGCGTGAGGTCATGTCGGCCGTGCTCCGCCAAGCCCGCCGCTTCTACACCCCGGAGGAGCTCGCGCGCGTGACCGGCCCCGGTGGCGAATCCCTCGCACTCAAGCCGGAAGACATCTACGGCGAGTGGGATGTCATGATCGAAATCGACACCCGCGATCTCAACATGGAATTTGCCATGAAGAAGATGAAGGCCTTCGGCGATCTGCGCTCGCTCGATCCCGCCGGCATCTTGGATCTCGGCCCGCTCGTCGAGTGGGCGGCCTACTCGCTCGATCCCGTGCTCGGACGCCGCGCGATCAAGCCGCAGACCAACGTGACGCAAAAGGAAATCTCCGATGAGAAGAACAACCTCGCGCAAATGGCCGTAGGCGTGGAGCCCGAGATGCCGG